GTCGTTCTTAACGATATCCCTTCCTTCATTCGGAAAAGACTTCTTACGATGTCTTGACCGAAAGAGGGTAGATCCAAGCGATTTTGCTGGTTTCAGCAGATCGCGAGAGACCCCCCGATTTCTCGGAGGTTTTCTCGACCTTGTGTTCGACCGTTCTACTGGTGAACTATTTGATGAACCCTCTCTAGATGCGATCCAAGCCATAATTCAGATTTCTCTGTTTATGTCGAAGATTAAATCTTTGAGCTCTGATGAGCGCATTGCAAAAGCGATGCGAGAGTACGTCAAATGTGAGCAGGAACTGGACAGTATCCAGAGCCGGTTTGGGGATCCGATGTTTATGGACCCTTTTGCCGTGTCTCAGGACTTGTGTTTGGGAATATACTTGCTAGTGTCGATCGAAAGATCAGCACACGCAACGTACTACCCAAACATGGGCCTGGTTCAACTGCCGACAAACTTATCGGAAACGATAAGTTTCGTCAAACAGAATGGACTTGGCGTTTGGAAGAAGGAGGAGCCACCTCGGTGGATTTCCTACTGCCAAATTCGAGGTATTATGAATATCTCGACCATGTTCAGTTCCTCGAACCCGGAGAGGAGCGACCTGTAGAGGTCACTCCTGTTCCTAAAACGATGAAAACACCTCGTCTTATTGCTGTTGAGCCGACTGCTATGCAATATGTACAGCAAGCGGTTCTTGAAGCAATAGAGGATAGCATTGAAAAGGATTACCTCTCCAAGATGCTAATCAGTTGGAAGGACCAAATCCCTAATCAGGAAATGGCACTTCTTGGATCCAGAGATGGATCTTTAGCTACACTTGATTTAAGTGAAGCCTCTGATCGTGTTTCCAATTCGCTTGTTCTCGCTTTATGTAAGAACTTTCCCAGTTTATCTGAGTTAGTTCAAGCATCGAGGTCGACACATGCGAATGTTCTTAACTATGGTATTATACCTTTAGTTAAGTTCGCGTCGATGGGTTCGGCACTTTGCTTCCCTTTTGAATCGATGGTCTTTATGACCCTCATATTAATCGGGATTGAAAAGTGTCTAGATCATCAGTTGACCCATAGAGACGTTCTTCGCCTCTTGGGTAAGGTGCGCACTTACGGGGACGATATTATCGTTCCTAGTAAGTATGCGGTCTCCGTGGCGGAGACCTTGACCGATTACGGATTCAAGGTGAATGCCGGCAAGTCTTTCTGGACTGGTAAGTTCAGAGAGTCTTGCGGAAAGTGGTATTTTGATGGAATAGACGTAACACCTGTCTATCTTCGTCAACTGCCGCCTTCCACTCGGAGGGACGTTCCAGAATTAGTAAGCTTTGTGTCTCTGAGGAACCAGCTCTATGAGCGTGGACTTTGGAAGACAGTAAAGCAGCTCGATACTTGCATTGAAAGGTTAATTCCTTTTCCTGCTGTATTGAGTACTTCTCCTGGGTTGGGTAAGATGTCGTATCTGGGTTACCAAACTCAGCGTATGCATCCAGATTTGCAGGTGCCTTTGGTAAAGGCAGCTGTCCTTCGGATGAGTTATCGGGACATTGGTCTCGATGAGCATCATGCCCTACTTAAGTGGTTTCTCAAGCGGGGGCGAGAGCCCTTTGCTGACCGGAAGCACTTAGAACGTTCAGGACGTCCTGTGTCCGTCGACATCATGAC